ATCGATAATGTTCTGCATGCCGCCAAAGGTAAACACGCCGCCTCTGATGGCATAATCCCCCCCGACGTTGCACAAGTATTCATATCAAGCATTGCCTCAATGATGAAGATTGAAGAGGTCACCGAAATAGCTAACCGATTGACGGCAATAGAGAAAGAGCTTGGCTTGAATGGGTAGTTCTGCATCCATAAGACTTGACCGTTTGGAGCCCTTAGTTATGGCTCAACAGGGAAAGCTTGAAAATTCTGTTTATGGCGTTGTTGATAGAGTTGATAAAATTGACGGTGTTCTTGTGCCAAACTTCATACGGAAATGGAAAGGCACGATTGGCAACATGGAGCCTACCGACGAAGAGCCAACCATATTTCTCATTGAAAAACTTGAACCCATGCTACTTAAACACAAAAAGCATAAAGGCATGTATGGCGGGAGAGCTGGTACCAAGTCACGATTTGCTCAAGATGTAATGTCCGGAGAGATTAATTCAAACGCATCAAAGGTTTACGTTCTTCGAGAGCGCATGAAATCATTGAAGCAATCTATTTACGCCGGCATAAAGAAATCAATCAAGGATTTAGGTCTTGCCGGCTTCATTCCAGTACCGACGCAATGGGAAATAAGACACAGATCCGGCGGCGTGTTTACCTTTGGCGGCATGCAGAACATTATCGATATGAAGGGTGCGAGCAATTACAAATACATCCTTTCAGAAGAAGCAGCCAAGACCAAACAAACAACCATTGATACGTTAGGCCCAACACTTCGAGATACCCCGGGTGCCGAATTGTGGTGGCTATGGAACCCTGAAAGCTCTACTGATGCTATGAGTCAGGAAATGATCATTCCTTATCAGGCACAACTTGATCGCGACGGCTATTATGAAGATGAGCATTATTTAATAATCAAAGTTGGCTGGCAGGATAACCCATGGTTTAAGTATGACGAATCACTACAGGGTGAATACAACAAAGACAAGGCCAAGGTTGAGGATGGCAGGATGAGCAAGGTTAGATTCGAGCATATTTGGGAGGGTGCTTTTAACGATGATATTGATACATCGATAATTACGGGCGACTGGTTTGACGCCTGCATTGATGCCCACAAAAAACTCGGCTTTGGTGTTGATGACAATGGCAATACTCAGCCTGCTGGAGGCAAGGTTGCTGCGTTAGACCCTTCTGATGTTGGTAAAGATGCCGATGGGTACATTGAACGGCAAGGCGTTATATTCACCACAATTGATGAGATTGATGCTGAGAACGGTAACCGAGCGTTTGACATAGCAAGCCGAAGAGCCAAGGCATTTGGTGCGCATGTATTCGGATGGGATGGCGACGGTATTGGGGCAATGCTTAGGGATCAGGCTGGGAAAAACTTTGATAATACTGGCATTCAAATATACATGTACAAGGGGTCTACAGAGGTTCACTTTCCAGAAGCGACATTTAAAACCACCAATTGCAATATCATTATGAAGGGTGAGAGCCTTAACAAGGACGTGCTGGATAACAAAAAATCTCAAAACATCATTAACTATGCTGAGCGGGTCTATAAAACATATGAGGCTGTTATTCTTGGCAAATATCATGACCCTGACACACTGATAAGCTTCTGTAGTGAAAGTATTAAACCGGAAATGCTTCAAAAACTAAGGGCTGAATCATGCAAGATACCTCTGAAGCCCAGTGACAAGATTAAGTTCTATACTAAAGAGGAAATGAGGAAGGGTATCACCATGCCAGACGGTAACAAGGTGTCTATACCCTCACCTAACCTATTTGATGCCTGTGTGTTATCATTTGACCATGCAAGTATAGTTACCAAAGTAGCCGCTTTTGTGAGACCACAAGCCTTACGCCCGATGGGAAGAAGATAAATGCTAGAACATAGTGAAATCAAGCGAATGCACGACAAGGCGTATACTCACAATCAGGTGACGCGAGAACGTGCTGCTGATGACATGTTGTTCTACTGGATTACCCAATGGGATGACAACAATCTAGGCGAAACAACTCTTTCTTACCGCGGCGAATTCAATATTTTAAGGAAGGCAGGAAGGCAGATTATTGCAGATCTTCGCGCCAATCCTATTCAGATAGATTTCAGTCCGAAAGCAGATACACGAGAGGATGGAGCCGATTTAATTGACGGGCTTTATCTTGCTGATGACCGGGTTAATACAACACTTGAGGCTTACGACAATGCATCATCTGAGGCTGTTGTGTGCGGCTTTGGAGAGTGGGAGCTTTATACAGAATATGAGTCAAGCAGGTCCGGAAATCGCAATCAAGTTATCCGTCGTCGACCAAATTATGAAGCGAACAACAATAGTTTTTGGGACCCTAACGCAAGACGGTTAGATAAGTCCGATGCAATGTATCACTCTCGATTGACGCCATATTCACCTGATGGATACAAGCAGCTTGTTCTTGATGAAACAGGTGAGGACATTGGCGAGGAAAGAGGCGCGTCTTTTGCTGATCCTGAACAATCCTATGTGTTCCCGTGGATAGAGGGCAAGAACGACGTCATCTATGTTGCATCGTTTCACCACAAGAAAAAGGTGAAAGATAACGTCCTAACTATGATTGATCCTTTGGGTCAGCCATTACTTTTGCTCGAGTCAGATCTTACCAAGCACATGGATGAACTGATTGATTCTGGCTACACCATCGACAACGACAAGACTAAAAAAATTGATCGCTGGGAAATCACTAAATACATTGTGTCCGGTGAAAAGATAATCTCAAGCTACGTTATTGCTGGTGAGAACATTCCAGTTGTACCGATGTATGGAGAGCGCGCATTTGTTGAGGATGAAGAGCATTACGAAGGTGTTACGCGATTAGCTAAAGATCCACAACGGTTGCGTAATTTCCAAATGAGTTACTTGGCTGACATTGCCTCACGTTCACCTCGACCCAAGGCGATATTCTTTCCAGAGCAGATCCAAAGCTTTGAGGATATGTACGCTGAGAATGGTCCTGACTCAAACTTTCCGTACAATCTTCAAAATATGAAAACAGCAAATGGTGAAGTTCTCCCTCTTGGCCCCGTTGGCATGATGCCAGAGCAACCAATACCGCAAGCCGTTGTTGCCTGTATTGATCTATCACGACAAGCTGTTGAAGATGTTGCAAACCCCGGATTGCCTCAAGACATTGCTGACCCTGATTTGTCAGGTAAAGCGGTGGCACTACTAACGGCTCGACTTGATCAGCAGTCGATTGTTTACCAGCAAAACCTAAAGCATGCCAAGCGAAGGGATGCGGAAATATACGCGTCAATGGCCATCACTGTTTACGATGCACCAAGAAAGGTAACCACCACTCTTCAGGATGGTACGCAAAAAATAGTTCAAATCATGGAATCAGTCCAAGACGAAGAGACTGGCGAAATCATGGTATTGAATGACCTGACGAACATGGAGTTTGATGTTTATGCTGACATTGGGCCCACATACGCAAGCAAGCAAGAGCAGACCATTGAGCAACTAGAAAAGATGGCTTCAGCGGTTTCACAAGTTGACCCTGCAATGATGAAGATGCTTGTTCTCAAACAGGCTACATTAATCGACGGTGTTGCATTTGATGACATTCGAGATTATGCACGCAACCAATTGATTCTAACCGGCATCATTGAACCTGAGACGGACGAAGAAAAGCAAATGATGGAGCAGGCAGCGCAACAGCAAGACCAGCCTGACCCAATGATGATTGCTGCTATGGCTGAAATGAAGAAGGGTGAAGCGGCACAGATGGAGACTCAGCGCAAAGCACAGGCTGATCAATATAAGGCCCGCACAGACGATGGGAAGCTACAGGTTGATCGGTTTGAAGCTGAGACAGATAGAGCAGCGGTAGAGGTGAAGGCGCAAGAGGTTGGCGCAAATATTAAATACACAAACCTCAAGGCGCAAGGGCAACAGATTGATAATGTTGTGAAGATGAATGAGCCATTCAGGGCTAGAGTTAATAACGGTTAATTGGGATAAAATAATGAGCATACGAAAAGCATCAGGCACAGTATTAGAATCAGATGCGCGAACAGCAACACCAGCAGACATACCTTTAAATTCTAGCGCTCTTGGCGGGTCTGGTAATGCGGTAGTTAACATGCATATCATTATTGATGTGACGGCCATAGCATTAACACCTATTGTACAGCCTAAGCTGTTTGCAAAAGACCCAGTTTCTGGCAAAGAATATGATTTGCTTGCCGGTATTGCTACTATAACCGGCGTTGGAACAACTGTGCTAAAACTAGGCAGAGACATTGTTGCAGCGGCGGGGTTGGCGGCAAAAGACTTCATCCCTGAAGGTGCCGTTCTCAGATTTACCCATACTGATGCAGACTCAATAACTTATAGTGTTGGCGTTAATGCAGAGTTCGAGCCTTACGTTTAGGGCTAGGGTTAATGGGTAGCCTTTGTTAGCAACTCATCCATCGTAAGCACCTCAATATCCTGATCAAATTGCCCTTTGAAATCAGGCGTATCATGACCATCCTTCATCCAGAAAGCGCGAAACGATATGCCTCCAACGTTTGCCATGATTCCAGGCGGCTTGTTGAATACGATGACAGGGCGTTGATACCCATCGATTGAATTGATTGCTTCAGCTTGATTGACTGCTTGTAGTGCTATCTTGTACTTGAGTGCAATGTCTGCCGGTTTGATTTTAACTAGCAGGTCTTTGTATTTAGGTTTTTCCATGATTTAGTTTCCTACATACCATGGATAGTTAGCTTCTCTGATTAAATCACCGAGGGTAAGAGCTAAAAACACGGACGATCCTGTCACGATAGGTGAAGGAGTTCCCAGCAATAGTAAAACCACATCCCAAGTTAACACCGCCAGGAGTGCCGCTAATATCATTACAATCTGCTCTACCGTGTCACTCATTAGATTCAATCTCAGCTATTTTTTTGTTGTATTCCCGAATGTCTATAACTCCAGCATCCAGTTCCGCACTAAGGGCTGTTCTATAGTTTTTCTTTCGCTGAAATTGAGATTCATACTCCTTAGTTTGATCAATAGAGGCCAAGACAATATAAGAAATGCCCGACTTTTCCATTGAAAGAACAGGGTCTCCGTCTACGTAAAAATTAATGAACGCCTCTGTTTCCCCGTAATAATCACACTCAATATCAATTGGCTCAGAGGAGGCGTGCCGATAGCAATTGAATAACTTTAGATCGCTATCTGCAACTGACTCAGGTGGTTTTGCCTTGACTATGCTGAACATATTGTGATCGCATTTTTTACAATTACCTGTTGCTAAGTCATGTTCGTGATTACATCCAGTCATCTTGCACCTCATCCAATTTAGCCCGTCTAGGCCTTGCTGTTATCTCGAACACAACGTCAGGGTATCGGCTGTGATTTATGGTTACCGAGTTACCTTTGTCAGCTTCACGGTATATTTGTTGCGGCTTGTTGCTGAACTCTTCAGCGGTGAATGTTTTGGTCATGTTATTGGATTCTCGTAAGGGTCATCAACATACCATTTAGGATTAAGCGGCAATGTTTGCAGGTCTGTGCACTGCTTGTTTGCATAAGTTTGTGAATAGCTAACGGTTACGCAATTTTCAAAAGGATTAGCATGAATTGAATCTGAATCTATGCTCACCTTAAACTTTTTGGCAACCAAGTTAATTTCCTCTATAGCTCGCTTTAACAGCTCCTCTACTTCTTCTCTAGTCTTCACCATTCCTCTATCTCCTCTATAACGTCGATGACAACTATGACGTATAAATGACTATTCGGCAAGCAGATAGCATAATTAACCCACTGAGCAAACAGGTAAAAGCATTCCTACTTGTGGGTTAACACAAGGCTATCG